ACATCATGTGTACTAGCTGTATCTTGGATTTCAAGTTTTGTTCTATCAAGGAATCTCTCCACATACCCAGGTATAGGCTTAAGGTCTACCTGCTTAGGTTCATACGGGTAATTAAAATTAATAACTCCACCGGGCCGATTAGTAAATTCTTTTACTCCACTATTCTTCGGGTTTAACCATTGATTCTTGCTCATCTGGTTTACTTGTTCCATAATACCAGATGCTACACGATTGTACCTGGCCTGCTGTGGCCTAATTTGCTCTGCAACGCACGTCCCATGGACTGAGGCCGGATCATAAATTTCGAGAAAATGGGCGTAGGGTAATTCACCGTGATCATAAGGTGAGTCCTCAGGGGCAACCAATATTTGGTCGCCTGCAACGATACAGTGCATCCCCTTCTTGAACTTTTTATTTTTCTTGATGAATAGCTCATGAACTAATACTCCACTTCTTTGGGTTGTCCTGTTGCCAAACCCATTCAATCTAGGATAAATAAAGAGATCAGCATTCTCTGAATCTTTAATATCCCTATATCTATTTCCGAACTTATTTGCAATCCAATCCCTTGATCGAATCTCACTGTCAATAATATACATTGATTCAGTTAATACATTCGCATTCTCTTCAAGAGTTATATTAAATGGTGAAGCAATATCAACAAATGATGAACCCTTCTGAACTTGTAACTGAGGTGGTAATGTTTCAATACCTTGAGACTGTAGATACTGGCGAGCTACATCAGATTCTACCTTATCAGTCTCAATCGTTATCTCGTCACCCTCGTCTGCGTCCCACCCTACTTTAAGATAAGCATTAGAACAAGTTGACTGCCAGTATAATAGACGAATGAGCTTGATTGTCATATCTAAAGTTTGCCACTCACTCTGCAAAACTTTAGTAGCTGTACTAGCAATTTCAAGATCATCTTCGTCAGGTGTAGCTGGAATTACATCCCATATAGGATGTACATATGACATCTGGGATACAATACGTCGTACTACAGGAAGCATAATATTAGAGATTAAACGAACTCTCCATGCTTCTATATTACGATCTCTTGTATTCCCTTGCCAACTTTTCTTTAATGCATCAAAATCATAATTCTGGAATCCTCGTACCCACGCAAGATTTAGCATCCAACTACGATGCTGTTCTTGCATATTCATTCTATTGGTAGTAAACTTGTCATTTATAAATTCAATGACAGAAGCTTTCTTACCTTTAGAAATATCATATAGATAAGTAGTGCTCATAATTGTAGTTGTCCACCACGCATATCAGCTTCATCATCGTCCGGTTGCATGGCCCCAACGAATGGATCACCATTCTCATCATACCTATTATTACTGTACGGTAAGTTCTGTGTGAAACTAGCTGGTGGTGCAGACGGTAGATGTTGATTTACAAATTGTACAGATAACTCACTATACGCTGTAGCAAAATGTTTCATATCTCGAACATAATTTTCATATACTTTTTGAATAAGTTTATGAGGATTAGGTCGTGCAATATATATGATCAATGCACCACTTAGAAAACCTAGGATCAAACACATGAATGATTCATTTGTCATTCTCTTTACTCCGTTTCATGTGATAGTACGCACTAGCTACTCCACTAACTAATACTGATCCGCCCAATGTCCAGGCTAATATATTTATTGAGGTTGGATCATTAACTAAACTTTTATTCTTATCACCACGCACATCTTGTGTAGTTTGATCAGTGGATGCAACTAATCCACAGCTTTTCAAACTGCATCCACCAACCAAAACACACAAAACAATTATATATTTTCTCACGGTACTGCTGGTGTTCCACCTTCCGGAGTTCTATTCCAACCCAACAATTCAAGAATAGCAGTACGTTGAGCATCACTAATGGGCATGGACAATTGTGTAATCAATGCTTCCCTAGTTCCTGCGGGTAAACGAGTAGAATCACCACCACCTTTGCCTACAATTGTACCATTAACACCTTCAAGCCGGACACCTGCTGCAGTCTCAATGCGAACAAAAGCTACCGCACCAGGATGATCCAACTTCGCATCTGCGTTAATCATCCATTCTTTCAACACACCTTCATCAGCAATTTTTTCAGCAAGAGTATTTGCCAACTTCCCCATTGGATCAGTCATACTACTGACAGATTTAGAGAGACAACCACTAAGAAACAACAACATTACTGGAAGCATTTTCATCCACATATTTTAATTCCCTTTCAATAAAATTATCCCGTACTGTATACGGGTTTGTCCCGATGTGACCTACGATCACACCACAATGAGTATATGATTTGAAATTACCGAATCTAGCCCTATGACAAAACTCAACATCTTCACCGATCAACTCTGATCCTAAGAATGAAGTCCTACCCCAAGCTATAGCTTCCTTATATCTATCAAATTCAGGTTTTGAACTATTAACCAATCCTTCAAGGAATGTTTGAGTCTCCTTCAGAAATGACTGTCTTGGCATACGATCCATTGTAAACCATATATCACAAGGTTGAGCTAATGTATCAATAACTTGTTTCTTAATAAGTGTAAAAGCCATTCCTACATGAGGTTCTTCAATAATTCTTTGCTCATTAATACAAGCTATAATTTCTTCTTTAGATTTACTTTCTAAATTAGATATAAGTTTGAATGGTGGAACTCTAGATGTTATTAATCCTGATATGATAGGTTTATCTGCGTCTAGTAATGCTTGCACATGATCGTGTGTAAAATCACTCATATCATCATCAATAAATAATATATGTGTAAATTCAGGTTCATTCATATATACTTTTTTGATAACATCATTTCTAACTGATGGCAATAAACCAATACCACCTACTACCCACCCGTCGATGAGTCTACTATAGGCTAATTGCATCAATGATGCAATAGTCTTAGGTTTCGTATTATTACAACAGATACCTGCTATAATTTTTACCATTGCCCTTCACCCAAAATACTAGAGATAAGATTCTTGCTCTCGCTTAGTTTACTATGTCGTCGTGCTATTCTTTCATGGGATGGAATCACATCACGATATCCTTCTGGATCAGTCAATCTATCTGTCCACTTAGGTTTCTCACGACTAATATATCTCCAACAGTCCATCAAGTGATTCGCTTTCCTCACTGGCTCATCTATCGTTTCGTTCGCATTCTTCTTCGACCCCTGCGGTCGATAGCGATATAATTTTATTTCATTCAAAAAGTTGACGCACGTGTCAAATACTTGAAATCCAGGTAACCCGTCTGCGAGAGGTTCCAACCAAAATCTACAGTCCTCAATCCCTGGGCGTAGAGCATTATCTGCAGGGGTACAAGCCACCCCATACCTTGTATGTAATTGGTCAAGGATAGACATTTCCCCGGCCTCAGATCGTGCTCTGGACTTGGGGTCAATGATTCGTAATACAAGTTCTTCGGGTTCATCTTTACCTTCTAACCACACATAGTGCTTAAAATGATGAGATAACTCTTGATCTAGTTTCCACCCTTCTGCTTGTTTAATATGAACAATAATCTGCCACAGTGGCTCATTTCTAATATATAATTCTCGGTATCCATATGCCCTACCATTCGGTCCTACAGCTACCCACATTACTGCACAAACCCTAATCCCTGGGTCTATCGCACACCATCTAGGCCACTCAGGTGGAATCTTAAATGGTGCAATACAGTGGGTGTCTGGTGAAAAATTCTTATAGATAAGTCCTTGTGTACGTCTACTCTTTCCATAGAACCGATAATCCTTAGTATCATCATCCAGGCGTTTACCTAACTGCTCAACTGTGTATTTATGCAAATATGGATTAAGTTCAGTATTGAGTCTTGTGATAAATACATCAGGATCACCTTTCTCTCCCCTATCTTCTAACTCAACTATCCAGTCATAACTTTCAACCAATGTTGCCGATATAGAGAATCTACCCCCTGTGGCAAGCACACGATACTGAAGTTCTTCCCAAATATCTTTACCGATTTCTTCGTCGATGTATACATAGTCCACAGCAGCTGCTTGAAATTTTTCTCGGTTTTCTCCATCAGCAGAAAAACAACTGATTGTGGTCCAATGTCCATCGGCTCTTCTAACTTTAATATATGATGGGAGATCATGATTGACAATTTTTGGGCCTTCTTTTTCTAAGTCCCAATCTGGCATCATCCTTCTTATATGTCTGAATATACCAGTTTTAATAGTAATATACTGCGGAGAAATCAACCATATCTCAACATCTTTTCCAGTGATTTCTGTGGCGTCCCACTCAGGTGGAGAAATACCTCTTGCCCTACAGATACAATCATAGGCAGCTGCATGGGATTTACCTGATTGATTGCCCCCAAACAATAATCGTATTTGGGCTTTCGATTCATGGTAAGATAACTGATCATGTCCGGGTTTACTATCGGGGACATATTTGTTGATCTCATGTTTACTTCTCCGATAGAGTTCTTCTACCAGTTGTTGAGCATTATGATG